GGAGTAGCTATATGATAACCAGGATAGTCAGGATCGAATTCTGCAGAAATACCAGCAATATCTGAATCATAATATGATGAAACAATTTGACATCCATAAGCCATAGTAATCGCACCAGTTTTTTCAGTATACAAACACGAGGCAGTCCCATTACTATAACAATTATTTACAGTTCCACTACCTTCGCCTAATATACTTCCTGCTATTCCAGAAGGAGAAACAACAGAACAAGAACTGAATGAATTATCTACTGTCACCATCCCAAAACCAACTAGACCACCTGCACCATAATAACCATTTATGGAGCCTGAAACGCTACAATTTGAAATAATTATCCCATAAGAATAAGCTACTAATCCGCCTGCATAAAGCAACCCTTCTCCACCATTTATATTTACATTTTCTAATATAATATTCTTAATTTCAGGTGGATTTTCAGATGGTTCTCCCGAATTTATTAATGCTAAATCAGCAGCTAAACCAAAAAGACCTCCTGCAAAACCTCCTCCCATAGCAACCCCTGTCAGTACATTTAGATTACTTATTTTATAACCATTTCCATTATAAAAACCTGAAAAAACAGTATTAGAATCTACTTCTTCTCCTTCAAAGGTTGCAGTGCCTATTGGAACCCAATCAGGGTAACCTGAGAGATCTATATGTTTCATCTGAATAAAATGAGATGATGGATAGTCCCGCACCCCATTTAAATCATCGGCAGTCCAGACTTGATAAGGGTCAGCTTCTGTTCCGGCTCCGTTTGTAAATGTGTAAGGCATTAAGTTATCACCTCCTAACTTTATATTAATAATTTAATATGTTTTTACGGTTTATAAATCAAAATCATGATAAGACAAATCAGTGGCAATATCCAACATAGGTTTAGCATGGCGATACCCTCCCTATTAGAGACTAGCGATAAATTCAAGGACTGGCCGCCAACCGTAAGTGGAAAACGAAGCCGAGGGCGTAGTGGAATACGAATCGCCGACAGACGTACTGCCGCGGATGACGCGAGTCGAGCCGGAGGGGGTGCTCGTCCAAGTTCCTCTGCCATTGCCTGTTGTGACTCCAAGGTCAGCATCCGTATAGCTATAGAGCCTCGGCCCGATCCCGTCCTTGTGAAGCGGTTGTATGATCCTGTCCCACTCATCGCTTGTCAGTAATTTGATTGCAAAAATATGGCCGCCGATATTAATATGCCTGGTACCGTAAATAGCGTTCACGGCGTTTATGTTATCCCAGGACAGATTGTATCTAAATGTCTTTTTGGCGATGAATAAAAACCGCCCGCCTAATACACATTTTAGCCACCCAGCATCCGTGTTCTGCGCCGTCCCGGCAGCCAGACTAAGGTATGTGGCTAAATCGTTACCACTGATAAAGTTAGCCGCACTGACCTCGCCGTAAAACCCCTGGATCATGTCTCCTGCCATCTGCGCAAGACTTCCTGCTGGGAAAGTAGCCGGCTCCGTTGGGTCAGACATGACCGGATCAGGTTCGGATGCGGCAAAATTGATCGTCATTGAAACGTCCAGCGCATGGGTCATGTCTTTGGGGATGTGTAGGCAGGTATAATCCGCCGTCACCTCTCCACTCGCAGGAATAGGGTTGAATTTAATTTTATTGTACTCCGGCAATTGCCGTGTCCAGTTGCTGTTTTCCACCCCACCCACTTTGATCACCAAATCGCTTATGTTGTAATGCGGAATCGTGAAAACATCCAGTGTTCCGTTCGCAGTCCCGATAACTACCCCTGTTTTAGCTACGCCTGCAAATACCCCTGTGCGCGGCATTTTGCATCTTAATCCGATTGCATCCCAGTCTATGTGCTTAACTTCCTGGTTGAAATCTTCCTCACCGAACCTGCCCGCCAGTGTTATCGTCTTATTGGTCAGGTCGTATGTCCTGGTGCCGGTGATCCTTGTCGGGTCGTTTAAATAGGATATGCTTAAACTGTTGCTGGTCGGGGCGCTGCCGCCGGTTAAGTAATCACGCAAGCCGGTACCGTACCAGTATAAACCGGTGTCCACATTATACAGAGTCACGTAGACCGTGCAGAATATATCGATAAATGTGGTGTTGTTCTTAACAATTGCCACGGGATCCCCGTTGGAATCTTTCAGTAACGCATGAGTATTGATGGCGGTGGTATCTTCGCTGATGCCTACCTCAGTTATGGTATTGCCATTAAACTCCGTTGTTCCCAGTCGTATCTTTCGCGTCCAGGTGCTCATCGGATATTCCCTGATCAACTCAACGTCAGCGGCTGCCTTATACCCAACTAGGTTAAACAGCGCTGTTCTGTCCGCTGCCAGCATGCCAGTGCCGCTGCCAAAAACGATATTAATGAAGTAAGTATTGAACTGCAGCAGTCTGGTATAAATCCTGTCCAATACCATGTTTTCGCCGAACGCTTCCTGCAGCAATTCTTGAGTTGCCGCGTCTCTTACTTCCACACGAAACCTGTTATGGATGCTTACCATTGGTTCACTCATTAATCTTCACCTCTCTATTCCGGCACGAACAAATCGACTACGATCGCACCCGGAGCAACTTTAATGCTTTCTGTGTCTACCGACGGGACTGCATATGTCAGCGATACCATTCCTGCTGTTATCGTGCCAGGAGCGACGGTTACGCTGTCTCTATCCACAACTGGCACTTCCTGGGCGAGCGAGACCATGCCCACTGTTATTTCTGGTACTACCGCTATGTCCGGCATAAGTCCTTGGTCTGGTGGTGGACTGCTTTGTTTCAAGAAATAACCGTATGCCTCTTTATATCCCCACATAACCTACACCAGCCTTGCTACGATACAGTTGACTCCCGTGGGTATGCCAACCGTCACGCCAGGAGTTCCAGCTATAGGACTACGCCAACCTCCTGCCGCCACGATTAATGTCAGTCCGTTCACCGCAAAACTCTGCGGAGTGGATTCACTGTGGTATATTTCAATCGAAGATATATTTTCGCTAAAGGTTAACACATCGGCAGTCGCATCACTTTGGTCTTGCATCTCAGCAACTTTACTTCCCGATAGTTGCACATTAAAAGCATCTTTGGTTGCATTTATAAACCTTGCTAGAAAATTAATTAATGCTTGCATTTATCTCCCTCCTTACTAAGAACTAGATTCCGGCAACCATCCGAAAACATCGGATATAAGACTCATAACGATTGCCGTTTTACCTGCGGGTATAGCAAAGCCAGCTGTCGATTCCATTTTAACTGTGAGTGTGTGTTCCGTTTGATTCATAAAAATATAAGGAACTGTTGAATTGCCTATAATTGCTGAAACATTCGCATCGGCATTACCAACTCTATGAAATGGCATCAAAGCCTCTGTCGGGCTTAATGTCCACTCTGTTACTCCTGTTTCGTAATTATGCAGATTAGAAGTAAAATAGATTGTCGGATTTTCCATTAAAGGAGCAGTTAACATTTTTTTGGTGAGTGTCTGCTGGGTGTCTTTCATTACAAACTCGTCTGCCGCATCTCCAATGTTAGGAATCGTTACCACGGGAGTAGCATGGTTCTGGTCTGCTGATGTGACTGTGACCCCTTTGTCCCCGTCTGCAATCTTGGGAGTGGTCAAAACGGGAGAATTGAAAGAAGGTGTCACGGTATAAGAGTCAACTACCGTCCATCCACCTTCTGCGGGAGCAAGGGTCTTGTATTCGTTTTCGGTGGTCAGAATAACGCTGTCTGCTCCGTCTATCTTTTCCCCAGATGCTGGCACGATGGTCACTGCATTAGCAGAGGATTCGGTCTTTTTAATGGTGAAGTAACCTGCGTAATCCCTCGATGCTCCTAACTGAACGGTGCAAGCTACTACGGCAGATACCTTTAAAATCGCATCACTCGGCAATAGAAATACTTGATTGCCTGATACAGTTCTTATTTTCACTATTTATGCCTCCTTCTTGGGATGATTTTCCCGATAATGCTTGAGTAATTCACCTTGATTGGTGCAGGTGAAATCACACTTTTTGCACCTTCTTATGGCTTCGGTGCTTGTAACCTTGTTTTCACTTTCATCTATCTCAAATTGTCGGCTGAGTGCCTTAATCAAAATGGGACTCTCGGTTTCATAGGTTCCTTGGTTGTTAAAGTAAAGTCCCTTCCTGCCTGTTGCTCTTTGCAGGGGAAGGGAGAAGCGTACATATAGATTCGGTTCTGCTTTAAATCGCATTTCTTCACCTCGTTAGTAAAGGGGGGATTTCTCCCCCCTCACTTGTTAAATGATTTCGATCGCCGCTACGGTCAAAGCATGGTCGTTTTTAAGGTCTTTGGCGGCATCAATGGTGTCAACGGTCAGTTCAATGGTTCCATCGCTCTGGGCATATGCCCCAGTTTCAATCTGGATAACATAGTCTGCCGCTTTGGTTGCTGTGGTAATGGTTTTTGCCGCCGCTCCAAATACGTTGTCACCTGCGGTAACAGTAATGGTCACACCAGTTGCATCCCCAACATGAACAAGAAATATGACCTTCTGCGGTTTGCCGGTCGGGGTATAAATGAATTTCTGCGTTAAACCATCTCCTGTTTGGTCAGCGGTAGCTTTCGCAACCTCGATTGCCGCACCAAAACCAGTAATCAAAGTATTGGTAATCGCTAAATTATCTCCAACTGCCATGTGTTCTCACTCATCCTTTCTATCTTAAAGTGTGTCGGACTCTGCACCATAGGTGAAGGTCGCTTTTATCAGTTCTCTCGGTTTGATGACTTTGTAACCATAGACCAAGCCACCATCAACCTGAGTTGCACGGGAACCAGTCAACGGCAAGGTTCTGGTTGCAAGCTGCAGGTCAGCATAGCCGATAGCTTGGTATGACCCTGCAAAGCATACAGAAACCGGAGTAGCGGCAGAGTTGTAAACGGTATTGGTCACATAGGTGTCAAAGCCTAAGTCTTTAGACCAGAACATACCGCCTTTGCCGTTCGTACCTTCATTGATGCTGAATTTAATGCCGGCAAGTTTCAGTTTAATCATCATCCACGGGGGGATAACGAGGAACATATTGTTCTCTTTGACATTGTTGGCATACAAAGCACTCGCCATTTCTGCAATAGAACTGATTGCATTGGCAGAAGTTACGGTTGCGGTCTGTGCTGTTCCGGCATTAGCGAAGTCTGGAATGTGCTGGAAAGCATCTTTTTCTACAGCATCTTTAAGTGCGTAGGCGGCTCTTTCCGTCTGTGACCCTTGCAGGTCTACATTCGCCATCAGCTTGTCCACATCTTCTACTTTGAAGCAGAAGGTCTGGGTCTTATCAATCAGCATTGCGATCTGGTCATCGTTCAATGCTTCTGCGTTAAGAGTGCCAGTATAAGCAGTAATAGTGGGGTCGGCTAAACCAGTGAAATACACGGTGTCACCGTACTGCTTGATGGGAGCTTTTATCGGGGCTTTGCATATCTTTTTCAGCACCAGATTATCTTCTAATGTGCGGTATACACTCGCATCCCAAAGTTCGGGTATAAATCCTCTCGCTACGTTATTGACGTTCATTTATCATCTTCCTTTCTGATTACCATTTTTGGCGGCTCTCCATGATCCGCTTGTAGTTCTTTTGCACCCATGATTGGTTGCCTTTGTTCCGCTCGAAATCATCAAAGGAAATGAAGTCAGCGGCAGTTCCCCCGTCACCTTTCACGCTGCCGGGAGTCGATGTGGCGTTGGCTTCGTTATTGCTCTGCACCTGTAAGGCTTTTTTCAGTTCCGCGTTTTCTGTTTTAAGTGCTGTGTTTTCGTGAATTTGGTAAGCATATATAAGAGGCATACCGTTATTCACTTTGTCCCACACCGCATCGGGGATGGTTTTGGCATCTACCTCTGGATAGGCGGCTCTGAAGTCGGCAATATCCCTGTCCATCTTTTCCTGCATCTGCTTCTGTGTCTGTATCTGCCCGAATTGCTGTTCGAGCTGTGTAGCTTTGGCGGCTAATGGGTGATACCTTACAGCTTCGTTGATGATCTGGTTTAAGAGTTCAGGGTCCGCACCATAGGTGCTGGCTATCTTCTGAAGGTTCTGCATATAGGTCTGGTCAACATATTGCTGTTGCTGTTGCTTCTGCGCCATGTCCCAACCAGAAACCAACTGTTCCCAGGTGGTTATGCCTTTATCGCCAAACCTTCTGGCAACTTCGGCGTCTCTGGCTTGCAGGGCTTGTTCTATTTCAGAAGCCTTCTTTGTGGCTTCAGCTTCGATTTTTGCCCGTTCAGCAGCTAACCTTTTGGCAAAAGCAGATTCGGTTTTTTCGTCAAACTTTGGTTCGTCCTCGGCGGCAGGACTTGGGTTTTCTTCCCCATCTACGCCCGTAGGTGTTTCCGCTGAATTTTCTTCAACGGCGGGTTCATTAACAGCAGGTACATCCTGTTCGGCGGCAACAGGTTCATTTACGCCCGTGTTTTCGATATTTTCCATTACTTAAATCCCCTTTCAACTCGGCGGCAGTTGACTTTCAACGCCCGTTTGTAAAATAAAAAAGCCCCGCAAAAGCGGAGCAGTAGTAATATTAAATTAAATCAGCCTTGGGACACCTCACAATCCCACCCGTGAAGTCCTTCTGTCGCTAAAACGCGGCAGTTCCCAAATGTCTCAAGGCTGAAATTGTGAGTCTGGATAATTATGCACCCCCCTGCATTAATTCCCTTTCGGGTTCTACAAACTGCCCAATATCAGGCTCGGTCATCTTTCGCATATCTAACTTCAACTGCTCATTCTCGGTCAGAGCCATTTGTGCCTGTTGCATCAGTTCAAAGTCCTGTTCGGTCAACTGGATGCCATGCTGTGCGGCTAACTGTATCTGCCCTGCTATCGGCAAGTCCTCATACTTGATAGAGGTTGACGGTGGCGGTGGGTCCGGCGGCGGCGGGTTCTGCATCGCCATCCTGAGTTCGTTGATTAAATCCTCTTTCTTGGGTATCACTCCGTCAGGAATCCTTTCCAGGTATTGAATGAAGTCTATTTTGGCATCCATCAATAATCGGTCTAAGGTCTGCAAGGATGCTATCTCTGACCAGTAGGAAGATGCTCCGACATTGACTTTAAGCTGGAATTTAACATCTTTTAACTGGCTGAAATCAAATGGGATTACCTGCCTCTGCCCGTTCTCAACAATGGTCAGGCTTCTTTCGCCGTACTTGGCAATCATGAAATCAAGCCATATATATCCTATATCCTCTACCCACTGGTACAGATTCGCTTTGATATTCTCAAGCGGCACGAACGATGCCTGTTGAACAGCGATAATAGCTGATGTATTATCCGGCCTTACATCGCCTAACTGTGCATCCGTTACGCCTATCAGGTCCTTGGTGTAATCGATTACCGCATCAATTAGGTTCATTACGAATGATTGACTGTTCATATTGGTCTGAGACATATACATGGCGACATTGCGAATATCGTCTGAGCTTTCTACAGCAATGGCTTCACTGACCACATTGGACCACTTGGGAATAACGTTTTTGTTATAAACTACCTTTGGGTAGGCTAAATCCATTGCACTCTTTATCGCCATGGCAAACAGCTTATTAATGGCTTTCTGGTTCGGTATCAAGCCTGTGCCGACCGCCTGACCGTGGCAGCAGTTTTTCCGCTTATCCCAGTTGGCATGGGCTATGGGGTATCTTGATATTTTCATATCGGTATCAGGAATAATGACTACAGACTTTACTGACTTCCGGTAATGAACAGTGGTCTTGCCGTCTTTCCCTTTAACCTTCCAAAATTTCACCAATGCCGTTGTTTTAGCACTTTCATCATCTGTTTCCAGTTCAATCTTGGACATTTCCCCTGACTGTTCAGTATTGTCCACATCGCCAACAATATTCATCAGTTCTCTAGTGCTTACTCCATTGGCTTTGGCTTCGTCTTTCAGCTTCGATACCAGTTCCCTAAATGATATGATCATCCATGGCTGATTCTCCACATTGGCATCGTTGGGATTGCCAAAATGAACATTGACATTATCGACCATCTGAAAGCTGATGTCCCCCATTATCGGTATATCAACCGTTTGGGGATTAAGCATATCACCGACATTGACTGTTACCTTCTGCCCTGTATCAATATCTGGATCCCAAAATACATACCCGTCCATATCCCCTGACAGTGCCGCATCCAAGAGGGCCTGGCGCATATTGGAATCCATCTTCATCTTTTCCCACAAGGTTTCAGAATAAGAAGAAATCAATTCTCCTGCCTGCTTGATAAATAATGACTTCGCATCCTCGGCATCATCGGCAATATTCTCAGGTACAAAGGTCATTTTTACCTTTTCAGACAGTATCGCGGAGATGAAGTAATTGATTACTCTTTTGAATATATTGAATACAGGGGTAGGGAGTCCATTACTGACAACTCCATTCCATTGATCGCCAGCATAAAACAATTCATTCTGGTTGCAATTCTGGTACAATCCGATGGTATATTTATAGTTCTTGCTTTTTTGATACAGCCCCCACTCGTTGGTAGTATCGTTCTCCGGCTTTTTCATGCTTCACCTCCCCTCAATAGTTCATAATGTTCTGCCATCCCTCGTTGATGAGGTCTGCTTTCTCTTTGGTTTCTTTCTCCTGCTTCTTCTGCTCAACATACTGAACAGGAGTAGGTATCGGCTCTACAGTCTTTGCCCCTTCCTTCAAGGCAAGTCCATCCTTTAAACCCCTGCGGTAACACCAAACTGGGACCACAAAAAAAAGCAGTCCCATGACTGCCATTAAATAAGCCATTTCCTGCCTCCTTAATACTCTATGTAGCTTCTGGTCACTTCCCCGCCTAATAAGCTGTTCTCGACCGATTCTGTGCGGTATAAAAACATATCCCGCTTGGTATCTGTTTTAAGAGATGCCGCCGATGGTCTGGACATTACAAAATATCTGATACTCTCCGGCGAATGAGTCACTTCATGAGGCTTGTCCGCCGCATCTTCCGGGTTATTTTCGTCATGCTGCAGCAAAGGCAAATTCTTTATAAGCTGAGTACAGGTATTGAACATAACCAGTTTTGCGGTCTTTTCTCCAAATTCATCCTCGTAAGGCGAAAGGTATTCACGCAGACACCTCCAACCTGGAACCCTTGAATTATTCGCCCGAATAAGTCCTTTGAGCCCTGCCTTAATCATCACCTCTGCCCCGCTTGCCCCTGTTTCCTGCCTCCTATTCCATAAATCAGGGGATGCAACGGTGTAAGCTATTTCTTCTCCCGCAGGAGTCATGGACAAAATCTTTCTTGCCGCCTGACTTAAATTCAAATTCTTCTCGCACAACTCTCGATATGCATGACATTTCCCCTGCTGATCGATCGCCCACCAGTAGCAGGCGGTCATATCAAGCCCGTAGTCAAGAGAGCGCACCCTTTTCCAGTGGTCGGGTATCTCAAAAGGCTTAATTACATGAATAGAGCGCGAAAACTCAGGGTAATACTGCCCCGCATAAGCATCCCAATCCCCTTCAAGTAACTGCCTCCTGACTATCTCTGATTGAGATTCTAACCGTTGACGGTATCTAGGGTCACGTTTCTCAAGAATCATGTTGTCTGCCAGCTTTGCAGGAATAAACATATGATTCTCAAAAGTACCCGGCTGAACTTCATAAGAGTAAACTTCTTCGGGAGCACCAATATCTACAAACTGCTCTTTAAACCATCCATGACCCTCACCGCCCGGATTTGTGGCGATAGCAGTAAAAGGAACGAAAGCCTTGTTATTGGTTGTTGCCCTGTTTCTTGATTGCAGATACCGGTATATCGTTTCAGTGAACTGCGTCCCTTCGTCAAAAAGAAGTATGTCAAACTGCTGAGACTGATAATTGAACATATCATCTTCATTCTTACAGTGGCAAAACTGCAATATCGCTTTAGTCGGCATCGTCCACCGGTGCTTGGTGGCGTTATACTTTGCCCAGCTGGTCATCAACTCCTGACTACGCATAATTGCCCCGCCCGGACCTTCAAGCTGAGGAAACTCCCGTCTAAAATAACCGATCTTGATACCCGGATAAGTCAATCCCGCTATCATCGCCAAAGCAATCAAGGAGTCTGATTTACCACCCCCGGCTGAACCTCCATACCCGATAACATCTGCTACCGCTTGTGTAGGCTGACCGCCTTCAAATGGATGCGCTAATCCGCAAGCCTTTAAGAAGGTCAACTGCCTCGGCTGTGGTTGCCACTTTATCTTTATTTCAGGCATTTAAAACTCCCTCATTCCTTGCCTCTCATGCCATCTGTACCGAACCTCGATGAACCATTCTTTTAAGGCTTGCATAAAGACCTCCTTTTGTGTTCTGAAAAAATTTGTGGGGGGGTATATATATAACATGGGTGTACCCTTTGCCGGGCCTACCCCTACCCCCACCCCGGGTGCATCTGATTCCGACCTCTGCCTCTGCTCTGACCTGGTCCTGCTGCCTGTTCTTTGATCTGTTGCATAAACCCTTGCATAAACATAAAAAAAGAGGCATCAACCTCTATATAATATATATTATGTCAACTAAATCAATCGCTGTAACAGGCAATATATAGGCATTTGTATAATATACAGTAAATATGCAAAACAGAAAGCCCTATATATTGGCATTGTATAAACTGATAAATGAGTGCATAAATATCAGTCCTCGTCCTCGTCCTGAACGAATTTGACATTGATTTGAGCATCCAGATCGGCATTGACATCAAGCTCTTGGCGGTCCTTCCAGCCGTAATTCTTGAGCGCAAAGATGGCTCCTGCTGGGTTATGGGAGAATATGCGCTGCTCAGCGTAGTTTTCACAGTATTGTTTAAGCCTTTTTATGGAGTCAGAAAAGGGTTGCTCTGAAGTATCATATTTCCCACTCTCATAATCTCCGAATGTTTCTCTGGTTGTGTCCAGGGCAATACATAAACCTGTGAATGTAAGATGCTCTCCTTTGTTGAGCGTGTCTTGAATGTATCGTAAACCGGTATTATACAGATCAGTTGCATCGGTGAACTTTCTTGGTCTGCCAATCATAATATCCCTCCTTAGTAATGATGCTGCCGCTAATCGGCATAATTGTTGTGCAGCTCAGTTATGTTAGAGCGCGATTAAAAAAATCATTGGCCAGTTTGTTCTATATATAGCTTTTTGGCCCAGCTTGGTATGTAAGGGTCGAGTTGGCTGCGGAATAGTAGATACAAGTTCAGGGGTATTCTGTTGCTACTGTTGTAATACAAAGGATTAACATAGTACTGATAATCTGTTTGACCTTTTGATTCGATTTTTACTTTTGCAATAACTCCCATGTCAAGCATTTTATTAATAAAGTTATATGCCTGTCTCTGCTGCAATCCTATTACCCTGGCTATTCCACCTATATCATATGGCTTAATTCCCCCGTTTCCTCTGTAACCAAGCATATTGGTACTTCCCCACATTTTTTTTGCAAGCCTGGTCATTCTTCCTATCTCTATATCTGTCATTGTTTCCGGGAAGGGAACATCATAGAACTGGCTGAATCCTCCGGCCTGATTACGGAATAGATAGCCTTTTTCCGGGTCAAATCTTTTGCCGACTCCGTGCTGTTTCCGGCTCAGAACTTCGCCCGAATCCTCATCTATATAGGTAGTTATTTTTTGCATTTATCAGTCCTCCTTTTGTGCAATCTGAAGGTAAAAAAGGCAACAAAAAAGCGGGGTAAATTGCAATTTTGTTTTGCACTCTACTCCGCATTATTACGGCATTTACTGTTATTTGGCCATGTAAATCCACTATATATAATATCTATTGTAGATTTGCATGGACATAAAAATAGCCGCTCCCAGGGGAAACAGCTATCAACTATACTCTAGCAAAAAATGTATATTTGTCAAGAGCACATCTTTGTCTAAAACTTTTTTCCCCGACTGCTCTAAGGCTCACAGCTTTGTCGAAAACTTTTTTTGATATTTTGTTGACAGCATGCGTGCAGGCATGCTATGATGTATTCACAGGCAAGGGAAACAGCACCGCAACCGGCCTTTGAGCAATAGGGCGGCGAAGTACCAAGCCAGAAGGACAACAAAACAAAAGGAGGTCAACAAAAATGGCACAAGCAACGAACAATCTCTATACCAGGATACCGGCAGAACTCGGCGAAAAGCTGGAAGCCTACCTGAAGGAAACAGGCGAAACAAAGACGGATGTTGTGCGAAAGGCCCTCGAAGCCTATCTGAAAGGAAAATAAGGAGGAATTGAGAATGAAATTAAACAGTAAACAGTACCAGGAATTAGAAGGATTATACTTTTGGTGTAAAATTGCTCCTAAAGTAAGAGCAGAACAGGGCGAATTAGGAGAAAAAGAAATTACTGAGCAATTCAAACTTTATGCTACTGAATTAGATAAATTAGGCGTAAGCTGGAAACTTCAAAACCAGGTAGCATATGCAGCTACTATTCCAGCCAATAAAGACAGATATTTTAGGAACGTATTAAAAGAGATATTAAATTAAAAGGAGGAATTGGAATGGAAAGAGTCAACGGGCTTAAAATGTATGAAATATCTGGAACAACTTATAATGCTAAGGAATTACTTAAAAATGCGGGTTTTGTCTATGACAAAAAATCGAAAACATGGCATGGTGATCAGACAGCAATGATCGAATTGCAAAGAGTGTCAACGGCAACATACAGCCGAGCAAACCAAAAATTAGTAGCAGGATTAAAAATTAAGGAGGTCGGGAATTAGAAGCCTACCTAAAAAGGGGCGGTGCTTATTGGATTAAGAAAGGAGTGGAAAGGAATGTTTCAGAATATTTTCAATGAAGCGGCCATAAAAGAACTAGCGGGAATCCTGGCAGAGCAGGAAGCAAAAAGAACGGCAAAAGAAGTGTTAAAAGAAATGGATATAAAATCAATAGGGTTGAGTGAGAAATTAAAGGACGGCATAAACAAAGTTTTAGTTGATTATCAAGGAGGACCGAGCGTTGAGGAAATTAGTAAAAATAAGGAGGTAGGAAAGATGATTGATAAAATAAAGGCAAAATATCACGAAAAATTCAGGAAAAATATCAAACATGATAAGCCATATTTTGAGCAGTTATTGGAAAGAGCATGGAGTGAAATGGATAAACACCCTGCTTTTAATCCCTATATTAAAGACGATAAAAAGATACTGCAATATAGGGAAGAATTAAAGGCTTTAAATGAATTAATAAAACTTTATCAATTACAGATTGATATTAAAGCAGAAAAGCCCTGCTGCACACAGGGCTAATCCAGAGAAACGGGGTAAATAGCTTTACAGTTATAGTTTACCTCGTACAATTCTAAAAGAAAAGAGGTAAGAATATGCTTAAGGACTTTTTCTTAGTGATACAGGGGCTATCAGTATTTTTGGTAGCCGGGTTTATAATCCTGGCGATCAGCGTCAAACTGGAGGAAATAGAGTGCCGGGAGATAGAAAGGAGGCGGGGAAATGGCTAGAAAGAGCTTATTCTCCTCCAAGCCATATTGTGAAGCAAGAAAATACAAGGACGGGCAAGCAATATGTCGCCACAATGACAAAGATTGTATCTATGCCGGCGATTCTCCTACTTATGAATGTCCTATTTATCCTGCCTATACAAAGATGCAGATGGAGTGTGAAAGATTTTTCGCTTGGAGGAGACGAGTAAATGGTCAAGAATGGTAGAGGGGGCTGATTAAAATTAGATTTGACTACTTTTTACGCTGGCTTATCAAATATTTGACGGGAGGGAAATAAGGGATGAACTACACAAAGGGAGAATGGTATATTGAGAAAACCTATGGCAGCATCCCCGAAATTCGCACGAAGGAAAGGCGAATCGCAAAACCGCTATATCATATGGGGTCAGAAGATAGAGAAGTTGAAGCAAACTCTTACCTAATCGCCGCTTGCCCTGAAATGTATGAGGCATTGAAGGCAATTATTGAGTCTGGGGTAATTCCTTATTGTTATTCAGATAAGCTAGTTGTTGCGGCCAAGCAAGCCCTAGCCAAAGCCGAAGGGAGAGAAATAGTTTAAAAAACAGCACTTTTTTAAACAATCCAGACAAATATACGGTGTAATATTTAAAAGGGCCGGATTTCTCCGGTCCTTTCTAGTCCCTGCTAATATTTTGCCCCGTAGCGAGTTTTCCCGCTTAAGCTAATAGTTTTCCCTCTCTTGTGTTTAAATTTTTATCAACTATCTCCATACATACCTGCCCAATCTGTCTTTTTAGGCGGCTTCTTCCGCTTCCTGCCTTTGCTAGTACCTTTGTAGACAACTGCGCCGCCCCGGTAAACTGCGGCAGGGTGCGTGTAGGTCTTGTCTGCTTCGTCTTGTGGCAGCCAGCATCTATGACATATCGGGCAGCAAAACCCGTCCTGTTCGCTAAAAATTAAGGTTTGATGGCATTTGGTGCATATTCTGATTTTATTGTTTACGGCTTCCAAGTTTCCCTGAGAAAATAATGCCATGGCTATTCCTCCTTCTCCAGTCCCAGCCTGACTACTATCCGCTTGACCGTGTGCTGAGATATGCCAAAATGTAAGGCTATCTGCCGCTTGCTCCTTCCCTGCTTATACAGTTCGGCGATCTTTTCTCCGTGGGTCGTGAAAAGGTCATGATCGTACTTCTTACGGATCACCTTTTTCTTGGGTGCTTCGGTTGCTGGCTTTATGTAGGGTTTTACGGCCCTGTCGTAACTTTCATGCTGCTCCTTTTCCCGCAGCTTGATTACTTCGGCAGCCCGTTCGCGGTTGAGCTTGTCAAGCTTGGTCCAATAGTTGTTTACGAGGGTCCCGTTTCTATTTCCGGCTATTAGCATCAGACCGCCTCCTTTAATCAATAAATATCGTTTTATCAGAGACTTGCTCATTACTTGAAATTGTGATAACGGATTTATCTGATGGGATAATTCTAATTAAGTCGATTTCATAATCTTTTGTAACATTGAAACCATGAACATAACCTGACGAATAATTGAGTTTCTCCCCATCCCAATGCCATTTCTCATTAAATTGTGTATAACCACTGCTTTTGTAATAAACATCAGACGGATTAATTGTTTTTAATAATGCCTTCCTGCCAACGTAACTTACTTCCTTAATAAGTTCGCTATTTTCTTCGCATAATTCTTCGTATTTATCCGGGCAAACTTCTTTTAAGTGAGAAAGAAATAACGGCACTATTTTGTTTTGATAATCTGTAATTACACCGCCCATTATGGCATAAGGGCGAAAACCGCATATCCTTTTTATCAGTTCAGTAGTGAATTTTTCTTTCTTGATAAAAGCTATGTTTGAACCAAAACCAGGAGCGCTCAGTTTTAAATCACCATTTTCGTTCTCTGTAATACGGATAAATGGGTAAGGGAAAACTATTTCATCACCTATTAAACCTAATTTTTGTGGAGGGTATTTTAGTTGGCTGTATTTTTCATGGTTCTGCCATTCCTTTTTAAAACCGTAATATTTAGCCGCACGGCTTGTATACCCTTTAACATTGCTTACTCGCCCATATTTACATCCAGAAGCCAGAAATGACCTTACCTTTAGGCATTGATTGTTTTTATAATAAGTGCAGGATTCGTATTTATCGCAATAAATAACAGATGCTTCGAGCGGGGTTTCTCTCCCACCAAATAGACCTTTACCGCCATAAAGACCGACATTAATTACTTCCATCCTTATCCCTGCCTTTCTTTTCCGCACCGTTCGCAGACTTCGTGACGCTGAAGGTTCGGGAATCCGCAGAATATACAGGTCCAAAGATGTATTGCAGGTATTATCCCGTTAATCTTAAGAGTTTTTTCAACAAGTTCTGAATAAAGTTTTCTCAGCCTCTCCGCTTCTTCTACCCAATAGGGAAGAGCAGTTCGGGCAAGTATTATGAAATCTGCGTTTGCTTCCATAACCGCAATTTCTCCTTCTGTTGGCCGTTTTTTTCCTGTATATCTTTGAGTGCATGTACTTAATTCACTGTCATGAGTCAGGATATTAAAGCCAAATCTGCTTCTTATCCACGGCCCCTCTGTCGCCTTGCCGCACACCTCTAATACTGCTTTGGGGTCTTTGTAGTCAATCATGGCGTTACCTCCCTTTTCATATCGTGATAAGTCACACCAACGGCGTAAGCGGCCCATATATCAGCTTTAAAACCGTAAAACCAGCCTGGAGCCTTCTTTACCCCTACCTCCCCGAATCTATCTATAAGTGCTTGTCTTATATTCCCGTCCTTGGCTTTCGTGGTTCCGCAAAGGTTCATTTTTACATCCTTGCGGTAGATAAGATTTGCGTCTATGCCGTAAAAGATATCAACCGCTAGGATAAACTTCCCTATCCACAGACATGTTTCAAATACCGTTGCACCTACTGGCATGCCATATGATGCGATCATCTCTATTGCTACGTTTGCGACAAATTTAAAATCACCATGCATAATCATTCCTAATAATTCGTCATTCGTTAACTTGCCAAAATGGAGTGGCTTCAAATCTTCGTCCATCAACACATATGCTGACTGTTCGTTGCCAGGGTCTATAGCTAATAACATGCTCTATCCCTCCTGACACTCTGGGCAAACATCGTTCCACTCGCCCTTTATTTTTTTACTTTTCCAGCCATTGTCTTTTTTATAGTCAACTGCATCATAAAAATCATCAAAGCCACTTACTTCTTCGTCGCAAAT